TAGTCCAGTTGTTCGTTTCGATCCTCATACAATTACCAATCAGATAAGATGGTTCTTCATCTAGTTCAGTGACCTCACCCATAAGGTGAGTGTGATCTTTAAGAATCACTATTTTCAACGGACTCATTGTGATGTACCTCAGTTAGTGTTTCCCATCGCGACTTAACTTCAGGATGGGGTTCGTAAATAGTGACAACCTGACTCAACTGAATGAGTGTTTTGTTGTCAACAGAAAGTGGAATCCACGGGAACAACTCAAGATTAAGATCATTGATCTTCTGAGGTGTATCATCAGTTCCTTCCTCAAACAACATCTCTGCAGTCGCAGTGATGGTAACAGTATAAGGGTTTGTGAGAAAATAACCAAGTGGAGTATAAGATTCCTGATTAGGATATGCTTCCTTTACATCAGCAATGATGTCCTCACCGTTTGCGATTCTTACGATTTTTACGGTCATAGTTTTTCTCCAATAGTTTTTCATAGACATCTCTTACGATGTCACCCAATGCCTTTCTAGCAGTGATGTTTTTTTCATCTGCTAACACCCTAGCATAGTATAGAATTGTCTCAGCGTCCTCAGTAGGAACATCTAAGGTAACCGATTCATATTCTTGGCAGTTCTTGGGCGTACAATTAACATAATAATTCATACAATCGCTCCAAATAAAAAGAGACCCTCGCGGGTCTCTTCGGTTGTATTTTATTTATACCGTCTGGAAGATCAGAAAGTGAACTTCAGACCTGCCTTGGTACCGTAGGAACGGTCAACGCCAGCAACACCGCTGCCAACGAAGGAGACTTCGCCATAAGCAGAGAGGTTGTCGGTCAGACCAGCAGACAGACCTGCCTTACCCGAAGGAACGGTGTCAGAAGCACCGCCGTCAGGACTGACGATGGTAGCACCACCTTGGACATACCAAGCAGCAGACTCGCCCAGAGCACCTTCATAACCAACGTGAGTGTCGATATTCGTGCCAGTGTAATTAGCGCCAGTGAAACCACTGTTGGCTTCAACGTTCACGTAGGGACCAGCAAGCGCAGCACCAGGGGCAGCGAAAGCGACGGCTGCAGCGGCAGCGGCGAAAGCAGTCTGGCTGAGGGCGGCGGCGAAAGCAGTTTTGATCATAGTTGTTTTACCTTTATAAGTTACTTGCGGAGTGGTTACCCGCAGATGGAGGATCGGTTTGTCCCGATCGCTTAAGCATTGTACAACACCCCGAGAAATCTTGTCAACCCCCCAGGGCGCTGTAACAAAAAGTTATTTATACTGCAAACAATGAAGTATTGTTACAGTTTATGCAAAGCATCAGTTAAAGTTATTGATGATGCTTTGACACTTGTCTAAGTTCTTCTTACAAAAATTGTGCACGTAAGAATCTGCATCAAGACTCATTGTGTAATGAGCGTGCGTATGCAGACCTTGGATAACAATCAAGAACCCAACTACAAGCAGGTTAAACTGTGTCACTGGGTTCAGTAGAACCCGTAGTATCAATTTCATAGATCTTGAGTTTCTGATGATCAGGAATAACCTTCCGTAATTCTACCACAAGCATTCCATTCGTAAAGTTCACCGATCCAACCTCTACATCATCACTCAAGTTGAAACCTCTAGCGAAGGTGCGAGTTGATACGCCCCGATGCATATACTCGTCATTCTGATCCGTATCCTTCGCTGCCTTGGACTTGATGAGCAAGACATTAGATTCCGTACTAACTTCAATGTCGTCAGGTGCCCATCCAGCAAGTGCTATCTCGATGCGCCACTTAACTTCTGATTCCTTGATCAGGTTGTATGGAGGGTACTGTCCACCAGGTTGGTTGTAACCATACGAATTTAACCGATGGAAGATGTCATCCAGTCCAACACTATAGCGATTGGCTGCATCAAAAATCCTGTCCAAATCTTTGGACGTAAAACGTGAAAGTCCAGTCATTGTAGTTCTCCTTAAAAAGCGAGAGTCGTTGTGTGGTCCCCGAAGGCAACCATATTATATAGAAACAAACAATATAAAATACAGGTTCGGTTCTCACCAAACAACTTGATATGCTAAATATCTATGATCGTAAATTGGTTCAGCAATGAAGAAAGCATTATTTGCTTTTGGGATGATTTTGATGACTACACCTGCTATGGCTGGTGGACTTGTTACCAAGCACGCATCTAGTGTTCAACTGACTGTTGATGCTGCTCGCTCTACTGCGGTAAGAATCGGTGGTAGTTATTCTGCTTCTGGTTCTAACATCACGGCAGGCACGATGGGTGGTGTTTCCACTGGTGCTGGCACATACACTGTCACCACATCTGGACAAGATTGGTCGTTGAGTGAAACATACAACGCAGCAGATAGTGTCCCTGCCTCTGCTGTTAATGTGGGAGACATCCCTAACTTCGGCAACACCACTTCCTATGCTGCTGGCACTGCTGGCACACTCGCAGGTACAATCACAAGTGGTCACGCTATCACGCTGACTGCTGGTGGAGCTGGTACATCTGCAACAGGACAATTTGTTTCTGAAATCACCGTTATTGACTGAGGTTTGAAATGGATCGTTTGAAAGAAGCAATCGGTCTAGGACTCGTGTTGGGTATGTGCCACGGAGCTGCTCAAGCAGTACCAGTGGTACCCAACTTCACTCAGGGATCAATGACAAGTCATACCGAAACAACACAGAAGATAACAGAAACCATCAACTCGATGGACTATAACACTGGATATCAGTATTCAGTAACTGGGAGTGGAATTACAGCATCGGGGGCATTGCAACCTGGTACTGGTGCTAACAATGTAACTATCGACGGCGTGACTTCGCAATGGACAGGAATCAACAGCAGACCAAACTTCACACAGACGACTCCAGGGGGAGCGTTTCAGTTCACAGAAACTTACAAAGGCCCAGGTCTCAGCAATCAAACAATAATTCAAAGAGTAACAGAGGTTACAAGCGTAACCGACACTACATCTATCTTCTCGCAGTAGGTATCAATCTTGCTTTTCCAACTCAGGCGTTTGCTAATGTCGGGGGTGTTAGTGCTACAGCTGCTCCCGTTGCTAATTCTTCAGGCAGTGTTACAAATCAGGCAATCCAAGTTTTACAAGGACCCTACATTACAAACACCTACGGTGGAGGAATTCAGTGTCAAGGACCAACACTGAATATCACGCCATATGTAACTGGTAGTGCATCTGCCACCAAACCATATGAACCATACTATTGGGATCCTGTCTACGATATGAGGGATCTAGATGATGATGGTGCTCCCGATAATCCTGGCTCTGTATTGTATCGTGTCCCTGTAAGAACAGGTCAAAAAGATAATTACAATCTTGGTGTAGGTTTCTCTGCTACTTGGTCTCGTCCTCTGGATAAGAAGTTGCAGGACCAATGCAAAGAGGCAGCTGCTGCTAACATCGCTTTGATGCAACAGACAACTGCCAATAAGAGATTAGATTTTGAGATCGCTAGACTCAAAAACTGTGGTGAGTTAATGAAGCAAGGAATTCAGTTTCATCCAAAGTCACCATACTATTCAGTTTGTGCTGATATAGTGGTGAATAATCCTCCAGGTCATGAGCACCCACACGTCCATTCTATCCCTGCTCCTGTGTCTAGGAATGCTGAGGATCTGGGTCCACCGTTGGGTATCAATCAAGCCCAATAGGAATAGTCATTGTTCGTATACAGGGCGAGTGTTATTACAATGTAGGAAATACTTGTATTCAGCAAGTGGACCGTAGTGCCATTGTATTATATCACATCCTTTGTAGGTGCCAACCACCTTGGTGGACTGTGATTCAACTGGTGGATTTTGTTTGATTGTTAAAGCAATGATTAGAATGAACACTCCTACGATAATACCAATCATACCAGCACCACGGAGAAACTCTTTTAGAAATTCTTTATCGTCTTGTGTCATTGCTTACACCTCTCCAATACACGCTTGATGAAATTGATAGAATTATAAAACTCTTCACCATCTTGACCACCTGATACAATCCAACCGAGTTCTTCGATTGCTTGATCAATCAATTCATCCTTTTCAATTTCAGCAAGTGCTTTCATAGCATCGCCATGCTGTTCTATCAGATCTTTAGCAATCTGAAGAACTTGATTCTCTTTCTCTCTACGCTCTGC